TGAAAATGAAGTGCGATGAGATGCCGCCTCAATGTCGTCTTTTGCTTTTCGATGGGGCTGTCAACCACGGCGTTGGATTGATGTCTTTGATTTTGCAGAGGGCATTAGGGGTGACTGCTGACGGTGTGATCGGACCAGTGACGATTGGAGCTGCCAAGAATATATCAGCTGATCGATTGGCAATTCGGCTCGCGCAGGCCCGGGCACAGATCTATCGTAAGAACAGAAACTTTTTTGTGTACGGTCGAGGCTGGCTCAACCGCCTGGTTGATGTCGTTTACAGGTCTCGCTAAAGCAAATTTTTAAAGCTAGTGTTCAAAGCCTTGGCAAGCTTTTGAGCTGAGATCTTTCCGATCGGCCGCTTTCCTCTTTCCATTTCAGAGATGTGACTTTGGTTGACCCCGGATTTTTCGGACAACTCGCTCTGACTCATCCCTTCACGAAGACGAAAGCCCTTTAAAGCCACCGCACTCTCAGAAGTCTCTTCGAGCTCATCCTTAAGGACCTCACGCCAAGGAAGAGAATCATTGACCTCTTCATAGCCTTTGACAATCTTTAAGACCTGATCGGCCTTTGCTTTAGGGACACGAAACGATCGTCCGTTGATCTCAATTTTTGCGCCCTTAGTAGGGCGCTTTTTCGCGGCTTCCGACATAATAAACCTCTATCTCAATTCCTTTTTTTGTTTCTCTCCAACATGCGACCCAGCTGTATGATAGGTGGCAGTGGTAGTCGTCATTTTCTAGTGGGCTGTAGTTTGGCCACGCTGGCTGATAGGGGCCGCTATTTTCAAGATCTTTGATTAGGGCCACAAGCTTGGCTTTCATTCCCTTTGGCAGGTTCTGAATCCCTTTTGTAGCCTTCTTTTTGATTACTACTGTCCACTTCATGATCTTATCATATCCCATAAATGGGATAAAGTAAATAATAAAATGGGATAAAAAGGGGATATTCTCAAAGCGAGATATCGTTATTTTAGAGCTGAGGACGTTGGGTGATTTCTCCTAAATTTTTCTAGGTCGTCAGCAGCTTGTTTTGCAAGTTTTCGAAGTCCAGATCTCGGCATGGGGTATTTGGTCCCATCGACGTCGAAAGCATAAACCTTCCTCCACGTCGAGATTTCATCCTTAATGGCTCGCAGAAAGTCCTCACTGTACACCTTGTCTCTAATCACGATATTTACGGCGTGACCGGGATCGATTGGCTTGGCAGCGCCGTAGTCGGTGAGCAGGGCTCTGTGAACTTCATCGGACCCGAAGTATGAATGGGTCATCAGGTTCGGGTCTTTCCTAATTCTATTTTTGATTTGTGTCCACAGGGGGAGCTTGTATTCTGCGCCGACAGCCTGGATACATACTGCGCGCCGAGAAGTGTTCACTAGCCCAATCAGGTGCGCTAGCTCTGGACTGTTGGATTGCTGATCCAGCCTGTTGAGGCTCTTCAGTTCACCTCTGACGAACCAAAATTTTATAGACTTCTTGTCGCGAAAAATACTTACCATCAAGGCAGTACCGCTGACAGCTAATGAAAACCCCGACAGCACTAGGGCTGCAATGTCTTTTAGATCCATGTCTGTTTTTACCCTTACTTGGCGTTCGACTTCCACCACTTTTGATATTTTTCTGAATCTGAGCTCACGAGGACTTGGTTTGAACCATCTTTTGATTCGGCATTGTGGGCATATAAGAGGAACTCTTTAACAGATGCAAACTTTGCTGGCTGAACAATTTTGTCATCTGCGCGTTGTTCGATCTTAGTTTGGTAGGCAGGCATCGTGAGAAGCTTTTCAAACCCACCGCTTGCGCAAGATTTGTTTTCAGCAATCGGCATGAGTCCGCTGTGGTCCCAGCCCCTAGCGCTATGAAGTCTTAGGTAGGTCCCGCGGGTCACGTCGAAATAGGCGAGTGTGCAGCCCTCGCGCTCATTGATTGTGCCCTCGCCAACCTTCATGTCCATCACACAAAGAACAGTGTTCTCGATCGTTCCTTGGTTTTTGAAAAAGTACGCGCCGACAGCTAAGTGACAGGCCTTCTTTGAACTCACGAATTTCTTCACGCGTTCTAGTTTAATCGGCGTTTGAGCGTTAGCTGTGGTCATCAGTGTGCTGGCGCAAACGAATGCGCCAATGAAAATCAGGTGTTTCATTTCATCCCCCTGGGGGAGTTTTCGGAATATACAGACATTGACTTTAGTTAAGACGCTAAGGTCGCGGCTCGACAAGCTTTTTCGGCATACTCTAAAATGTCCTGATAGTTGTCCCGAGCGGTGACAAGGTTTTCCAATACGAGTTCAAGCTCGGACTCAGAAATCGAATCAACCAGTTCAAGTGCGCTTTCGATATGCTCTTGGTCCTCCTCTGAGTGCAGCTTTAAAAACGTCGTAGATTTTTCTCCATAATGTTTGACCTTATGGAGCAGTGTCGGGCCATGTTTACAGGCGAGGCCTTCTAAGAAAAGAATCCAGCCCATGAAGACCGCTGGACCGTGTACGTCTAAGATGTCGAATTGAAAACGATGAAACCGCCTTGCCTCATTGGATTCAACTCCTACCGAAAAGCCCATGTTTTTAAGGTCATTTTCTGCAAGCTTTTCGTGATTTGTTTCTTCGGCAACGTGAGCGATAAAGCGCTTGTGAAAATTCTCTTGATCTAATCTCGCTCTGCCAGCGGCAATAGACAGCAAACGGGTCGAGTGCTTTACAAAATGATAGGTTTGCGACAACCATCCTGCATACATTTCGGGGCGATCCCAGGGTCTGTTTAAAAACACTGGTTCAAATTCATCGATGATCTTTTCAAACTCGTTTCTAAATTCTTTTTTTGTCATGCCGCAACCCCCATTCGTTCGCTTCGTTTTGTAAAATCAATTCGTGTGTTCCAGATCTCATCAGAAAGTCTCATGCTCGGCAGGTCATTGTATCTGGTAAGCTCGCTTGCAACGGCGTAGGTCAAATCAACGCTGACGCCGTATTTGTCTTTCTGCGATCCGGCTTTTTTAAATCCAATTTCTTCGACGAGATCTGTGGTTTTGGTCACGCGCCGTGGGTGTCCAAAAACCCCGTCCAAATCAAGCGAGCGCATGAGCTTGACCGAGCAATCCATGATTGTCTTGTATAGGTGAGCATCGATCATTCTTGGTGAAAACTCTCGAGCAACCGATGTGTACTCAAGAGAAAGAACTTGGCGTAATCCTTCTGACTTCATTTGCGCAAGCGGTTCACCTTGCCAGCATTCAAAAAATGGGTGATCAGGAATGATCAGCCGGTCTAGATCGTAGTGAGTTGCCATCGACTGTGCAGCAATAACACCGTCATTTTCGATCTGGATCACATAATCTTGGCGAAAAAATCCCATTGCCGAGTATTGAGGCGGTCGATTAGGTCGATTGAATATCCGTTCCCAGGTGTTTTTAAAATAGGAATAGCCGCGGTCATGGGTTTGCTGGTGCTCGTCCCATGGATAAATCCGGCCAGGATAGATTGAGAGGCTGAAGTTACGTTCCATTTAAGCCCTTTCGTTAAGATATCTGATGCTAAAGTCACCAGCTTTATAGTTTTTAAGACCACAAGTCCTAAAATCGAGGAGATAACTTTACTGACTGTTCGGAACGGTGCTATGAATCTTTAGAGGTAATTAAGATGCCAAGACTTCCGAACCCTAATCATTACGATCATTTTGGGATTTATCTAAGAGACGTTCGCCAGGCACTTAGGGACGATAGAGATCGTCGCCAACAAGCCGAGGCCCCTGGCTTTACGGCCAAAGGCGTGTTCACCCAGCGGGATGTTATCCGGCGGCTAAACTATCTTGACGACCTGGGACAGCCTTCAGCGTCGATGGCTCAGTACCTTTCGAACATAGAGCGGGGGGTGGAGTGGCCATCGGTTGACTTCGCAACCGAATTGGCTCAGTTGTATCGGATACACCCAAAAGTTGTTTATAAGTTTTTTATGAAAAAGAGATCGGTCGAATTGAGGGGGAGCATCGGCCTAACAGATGAGGATATCGATGCCAGCTCTGAGGATCTGCAAATCAAATCGCCGAAACCCAATAGATGAATTTTTCATCGTTACAGCTTTGCTCGCACAGACTCTAAAATCCAAAGGGGTTCCACTGGAATCGGACCCCTATCTAATCTATGACGAATTTAAAGAGGCCGACCCGGGTCGCCAGCGGGACTTCTTAGATAAGTGTCGCTTCTATATCCGAGCATCTGAAAAAGCGATCGAGCAAGAGATTGAGCTTTTGCACGATAAGCAATTCATTTGGAATACAGTCAAGGACATGGGCCTAGTTTTGCCGAGCGATGTGTTTGAGTTGATAACCGACCACGACGAGGTGGAGATTTACGACTCTCGTGGAATCCAGGTGTTTGCAAACTTCGAGTTTTTCCGGAAAGTTTCCTATACCCCAGAAGAAATGTACTGGAAAAGTTGGGCTGAGCTATTTGAACGAGACCAAAAACACTTCGACCAACTTATGCAAAATTTTGTCTATTCGATCACCGAGGCGACCGGTCCGTTTAAGCCGTCGATCGATAAGCATTTGGCTTGGGAAATAGGTTCACGGCGGATGAAAAAAAACTTGGTTGAGTTCAAAATGTTCGCACCGATCCGCTCAAAGCTCACAAATGAAAAGTACATGATCGCATCAAGCCGAATGGACCTTGTTTCTGAACAGCCTGTTTAGTTCTTAAAGGTCCGCACTTTGTAGACCTTTTTCAAAATCAAAGAACAAAGGAGATCTCTTTATAGCTTTTTCGTTACAGTTCAGACAGTTTCTGTCAGGACTTTTATGGGCGAAAAAGATTATCTTCTAGAACTTATCGAGGCTTACGATGCGCTAGCTATTCCGAGAGGGTATGCCCCGGCTGGAAGCTATGAGCGTATTCGAACAATGCCTGAACATAGGCTCAAGGGATTTTGCCTTTCCTTGGAGTATTACATTGAGTCTATGGGGGGAACGCCGCCAAGAGAAAAGGCTTTGCGGCCTGAATCCGCGCCAGTGCTGTCAATTTCTGAGCAGCTGGTTTTAACAGAAGAGCAGGTCGATAACCTGTTGGAACAAGTCAAAGCAACCTTTAAGGGGTTGCGCGACAGTGAATCATCCAGCCATGTCTTTTTTGAACTCGGATATAACAAATGAGAGCCGATCTTCGGGTACTTTTAGAACGGCCAGCGCGAAAGCGATCGCAGCTTGGGTTCCGACATCTTCCCACTTCGCTTTATAATTGTCGCGTTCAGCCTGGAGCTTCTCGATTTCGCCCTTTAGGGCAGCGTTCTCGTTTACAAGTTTTGCCATTGCATCAACGGTCGGACTCGGCTCATTCGAGGATTCTAAAAAATACGACTCATCTATTTTCAGGACTTCGAGAAGATTCTTATAGTGCTCAGGCGACGGTCGGTACTTGCCGGATTCCCAGCGGCCAACCTGCGATGTAGCAACTCCGAGTAATTCGGCTAGCGCAGCCTGGGTCTTTATTCCCAGTTCGAGGCGGCGACTCTTAATTTTTTGCCCAATAGCTTGATTATAAACCTTCAATGATTTCAATCCTTTATGACAGTATACGCCTAAAGACCCGCTTTTAAATGCCTCTATCCTGCAAAAAGTATTGGACAATGTGCATGATAGTGTTATTATAAGTGCATGAAGCAGCTAAGATGGAATAATGAAGCGATTAAAACATGGGCGGATCAATATGGTACGGAGTCGGCCACAGATATGATCAAGGCCAAACTCAAGTGTTCCCGCCATACGGCATACGCGCTTGCTAGGGGGGCCTATCGAAGTAACCCGGACCCACTAAAGCAGGTGGCGATGTCAGAGCTTACGGGGATTTCTCAAGAGGATCTGATGGTTCCAGACCCTGACGAGAAGGCCTCGTAAGCTAGATTGTCCATCACAATGTTAATTATTTAATGCCTGAAATACAGGCAAATGGATTCGTGCGAAAAAAATCAATGGCGTTGTCAAAAAGTTGGCCGCTGTTTGGAGGGAAAAATGTCGGAAGCGAAATTATACCAGGAAGAAACTGTGCCCGAGTATCACCAGAGTGGACTCGGAATGTATTTGAAGTGCCAGCTTCAATTTTATTTCAGATATCTGCAAGGAATTGTGATCCCGCCATCGGCTGCGCTCACGCTTGGGAAGTCGGTCGATGAAGGTGTGACCCATAACTTAATCCAAAAGACAGAGTCACGGCAGGACCTACCTTTGGGTGACGTGTTAGATGCGTACTCGTCGAAGTTTGACGCTGAAACTCCGGGAACTGATTGGAAAGGTGAGGGGGCTGGAAAAACCAAGGATGTCGGAATTGCCTTAATCAAACTGCATCACACTAAGGTAGCTCCAAATATACAGCCTGTGACTGTTCAGGAAGAGTTCAATATTGAAACCGATGAGGGGTATTCGATTGGTGGAACATTCGATCTGACAGATGAAAATGGATTCATTCGAGATACGAAAACGTCAAAGACAAAATACTCAGACGACGCCGTTGAGACTTCTATTCAAGCTGCGGTCTATGACTTTGCTCACGAGGTTAAGAAAGGCCAAAAGGCGAAAGGGTTTGTCTTCGACGTGCTCAAGAAAACGAAGGTTCCAGACTATCAAGAAGTTGTCGGCCAGGTATCCCGGCATCAGCAAGACATGGTTCTTGGCGCCTTCACAGATATGCACAAGAACATCCAGACGGGTCGATTCATGCCTGCGCCAGAAGGTGCATGGTGGTGTTCTAAAAGTTGGTGTGGCTACTGGTCACAGTGCAAAGGAAAAAAGTCATGAGTAATACTGCAAAAAAGAACGAAATTGTGGTGGTTCCTGATACGTCGTCACTTCCACTAGATAGTCAGGCTGTTGAATCACTAAAGAATCGACGAGCACTATTGAAAGAATTTGTAAGTTCTCAGCTTGTTAAGGGATCCGATTACGGAACTATTCCAGGGGTGCCAAAGCCGCTCTTGCTGAAGCCTGGTGCTGAAAAACTTGGGATGCTCTTTAACTTGAGGTCTGAGACGTCGTGCATTCAAAGAGACTTTGATCTTCATTCGAACTTTTGCATGTACACATACAAGACTCAGCTTTTCCATATCCCTACTGGGAACCTGATTGCTGAGCTAGAAGGTTCATGCAACTCGCAAGAAAAGAAATACAGAACACGCAGCATCTACGAGTGGGTTTTTGATCAGCGGGAAAACAAACGAAAGAAAAAACTTGTTCGAGAAGAGCCGACACAGATTGCTGACATCAGCAATACGCTTATGAAGATGGCACAAAAAAGAGCTTTCGTTGGGGCGATGATTATTGCTACGGGTGCGTCCGATTTCTTTACTCATGATTTAGATGACCGGCAAGACTCTTGGGGGGATGAAATGGCTTCTAAGGGGGCAACCAGGTCGAAGCGACCAGGCGTCAAAAATGTTTCATCTCAGGTGCAAAATCCTCACGAAGAGCGAGATGTTTCGAAACCATCTTGTAAGGTGTGCGGATCAAACCTGATTCAATCGAAATTTGAAGATGCCCTCTACTGCCCGAATTATAAAGATCGGTCGAACGGTGAGCACACGAAAATTCCAGCAGGAGGCAAGTCATGAGTACTGCAATATCATTTCTTAAAGATATAACGCCAGAAGTTGTCTTCACTGAGGATGGCGCAGATCGCATCATTGCAGAGGTACGAAGGCAGGCCTTGGCGTTTGCGCCGGATGTATCAACTGAAGCCGGAAGAAAAGAGATCGCCTCAATGGCTTATGGTGTAGCTCGGTCAAAGACTGTTGTGGATGAAGTTGGAAAACAAGTTGTAGTCGAGTGGAAAAGAAAGGCGAGCAAAATCGATGCGATACGCAAAAGAATTCGTGATGAACTAGATTGCCTCAAACTTGAAGTGCGCAGGCCTTTAACGGATTGGGAGAACGCAGAGAAGGATCGGGTTAACAAACTCGAAAAATTGCTGTCTGAGATAGAGGTCCAGGGAATCGACCTCGAAGGCCTTGGGTCGGATCAGCTGGTTGTGCGCCTTGCTGCTCTTGAAAACCTGGTCGTGGATGAAGCATTTCAGGAATACCAAGAGCAGGCCCAGTTGGCTCGCTACAAATCAATGGAGTTAGTTCGGAGAGCATACGACAAAGCTGTTGTCGATGAAAAGGTTGAGGCCGAACGAATCAAATCTGAAAGAAAGCGGGCCGAGCAAGAGCAAAAAGATCGAGAAGAGGCTATCCGCAAAGAGGCTGAAGCAAAGGCAAAAGCTGAGGCTGAGCAAAAAGCAGAGCAAGAAAGAAAACAACAGCAAGAGGAGTTACAGCGTGCAAAAGAAGCTGAAGCAAAAGCAAAAGCGGATGCAGAAAAAGCAAGACAGGATGAGCGCGATCGCATCGAAGCCGAAGCGAAGGCCCGAAAGGCATTACAAGATAAAAGAGAAGCGGACGATGAATACCGAAGAGTTGTTATTTCTGCTGCCTCTGCTTCGCTATGCGAAAAGATTTCGCTGAACCAAGATGTTGCTATGGCGATTGTTAAGGCGATCGCGGACGGCGAAATCAAACACTTAAAGGTTGAGTTCTAAGGGGGATATGGTGGGTACATTAAACAAAGCAATGATCATTGGGTATCTTGGCGGCGACCCAGAGCTCAAGCGTCTTGATAGTGGAAAAGTTGTGGCCACTTTCAGTCTCGCTACAAGTTCTAATTGGGTCGATGACAATGGTGAAATCCACGAAAACACTGAGTGGCATCGGGTTGTTGTCTGGGGCAAGAAAGCTGAGAACTGTGGGAAGTACTTGGCTAAAGGTCGTCGAGTGTATGTCGAGGGCCGACTACAGACCCGAACATGGGAAGACCAACAGGGAATCAAACGATACACAACTGAGATCACGGCAAGCGTTGTCACATTTTTGTCACCGAATACGACGACAGATTATGGTCATGAGTCGCCTGGCTACGACGATGAGGCTGAGCACTTTTCATCAAACAGTAAGATTCCGTTTTAGGAGATGCAATGAAGCTAGTAGTTGTACTAACAAACAGAGAGACAGGCGAGATCTTTGACGTGGTTGATAAGACAAGGTTGGTTCCTGCCATTAGAGAGTGTAACAAAATCCATGCAACAATGGGCAAGCACTGTAGGGTTAGAGTCTTGAGTCTAGACTCAGAAACCGAACAACCAAAAGTTGAGTATGATCCCGAAGAGAACATGTTGCAGGTGGCCCAATGAGTGCTCGCAAGGTTAATTGGATTCAACGCCCCGAGGCTTCGATGAAGTCTTTCGATGATGATCTAAAAGTTTTCGTTGAGAGCTCAGACTTTAATGCCGAGCTATTCGAGATCTTGAATACCTACGTTGCAGGATATTCCGATGGTGTGGATGTCGTTGTTGATAAAATGATATTGGAGATAAAGCCAAGGTCAGCTGTTGCTTTAAGCATTAGGCTTGAGGATGGGCAAAGCTTGTCTGTTATCGCCGAGAATAAAACCTATGAAGTCGATGTCTCGGACTGGTTCTCTAATCCCGATAGCGAACAAAAGAAGCGGTTCAAAGAAGATATCGAGCTCGAAATTGCAGAGCGGATGGCCGAGCGAATTCAAGCTGGTTTTTACGATCAAGAGGAGTGGCCATGTTTGTAGCATCATTAATGCGTGAGAAACGAAAAGCGCTTGGGCTTACTCAGAAAAAGCTGGCAGTAAATATCGGCGCATTCTCGGATCAGTTTGTGTCGAACCTTGAGCGTGGAGCTGATCCCTTTCCGCCCAAATATTTGAGGTCGGTAGGCGATGCTCTCAAGATTGATAAGTCCGAAATGCTTGAGGCTTACCTAAGCGATGAGCGCGAAAAGTTTGATCGAGCATGGGGCGAACCTGAATTTTAGAAACCATCCCAAACGGGATTATTGAAATAGGAAAAAGGTGGGGGAAAGATGGAAACAGAAGTCACAAGATTATTTGAAGAGAGCGTTGATCGTTTATCTAAAGACGAATTCACGTTTGTTCAGTATGAGATGGGTCGAGCTATCGCAAAAGTTTTAAAGCAGCACGATATCGATCCAATGTCTTTCGATGGTGCTGAGTTTGAATTTTCGTATCGTCGAGAATACCTGGGCACGAAGCTGATGGACAGTGCATTTCTCGACGTTCGAGATGGTTCAGATACTGAGGATCGGTTGAGAAAGGTTCGCAAGTATCGTTTTCAAGCTCGCTTTGAGCAGGCCATCATCAGCAAAGATCGAAAAAGAATTCCGAATTTTATTTGAATTGGTTTCCGGTGCGCTTCTGTTCTGAAAGGCAGATTCCCTTCGGCCTGATTTCTCAGGAGTGCATCGGGATTTTAACTCTCTCCCAGAGTCGGTTTGCCCCGTCCGAAAAACGGGGTTTTTTAAGTGGGGACAAGCATGAACAAACTGAGTTCCAGAAGACCTAAGAAGATCAGAGGTTGAGCGATGGGCGCTAGGCTAACGGTTTACATAGATGGTATCGGTGAGCTTCCCAGGTTCATGACGCCGGACGAGCTAGCTACATTACTTGTTGATGAGGATAAAGTCTCAGCGATGCGGCACAAGCTTTATAGGCAGATTCGTGATCAAAAAATAAGCATAGCGCCACATGATAAACCATACTTAATTGACGTGAAGTCGTATTTTGAGCAAAAAAAAGAGCAGACACCTTGCCGGGTTGACCGCTCTTTGAAAAGTAAATCACTTGCAAGATCATCTTCGTCACGACGACTCCGAAAATCGAAAGGAGACATGTCGTGTCTAATAAAATGATCCAAAAAGATCCGACGATACGGAAAGACAAATCCCGTGATCGTTGGCTCTTAAACTACTATGAAAACGGTCAAAGAAGAAAGCGTTATTTCAAGACCAAAGAGCTCGCTGAGCGAGAGAGAAAAACGGTCTTGGCTCAGCGTAACGCTGTCCACTTTGATTGCGCAACGATCGTTGACGCTATCAACGAGTACCGAAAACTTGTCAGCGTAAAAAAGGCGGCGGGGAAACTCGAGCGAAAATACTTCATTGATTTGGCCCAGTTTCTTCATGACGAGTGCGGGCGAGAGTTGATGGATGAGATCAAGCCAACCGACCTAATTGGTTATCGGAACTATCGGCTTGAGACTGTTGGCGCATCTATGGTCAATCGAGAGTTCAGCACGTTTAAGCATTTTTTTAAAAAAGCCAAAGCGTGGGGGCTTTCTTCGGTGAACCCCGCAGAGTCTATCGAGCGTATGCCTGAGTCTGAGAACCCACATCAGGGCTGGACGTACAGGGAGCTTGAAATAATTGTGGCAGCTGTTAGTCCGCAAATGGGGCGGCTAATCCGCTTTATTGCAGCGACCGGTTGCCGACCTTCAGAAGCCAAGAAGATTAAGTGGAAGGATGTTGACCTCACTAAAATGACCGTCACCTTCAGATCTCTGAAGGGTGGAAAGGGTGAGCTGGTCGACACAATACCACTGGTTGACGAAGGGGCTGATCCGATCATCGAGATCGCAGAACTTGAGCGCACTCGCTTTAAGCGAAAGCCAGATGATTATGTGTTCTTAAATGAAGAGGGATATCCCTTTTCAAGGTGCGCGTTATCAAAGGCGGTGCAGAGAGCGTGTGACAGGCAGAAGCTTAGAGCTTTAGTTCCTTACGGTCTTCGTCACATGGTTGGTGAGATCTATGGCGCTGAGAATATCGAACTAGCTCGACGGGTACTTCGGCACAGAAGCATCCGAACGACTCAGCGGTATACCAATTTAAAGTTAGAAACGCTTCGAGAGAAGATGACCAATGTAACACAGCAACGGGAGGGACTGGGATAACCGGGCCCTAACCGGGCCCACCGAAAAACAGTGCTCAACCTTTTGGGCCCTGTGACTTCGGTAAGATTGGAAAATTACTAGGGAAAATTTGGAGCGGCAGACCGGGCTCGAACCGGCGACCTCAACCTTGGCAAGGTTAAACTAGGTCGTTTGTGGCGTAGTTGATTTTGTAAGTCATTGAAATCACATAACCCTCTATTCGCATAATTTGCATTATTTCCTGGTGTTCCGAGACACCGGGCCCTAACCGGGCCCTATCCCAGTCCCCCTTAGATGGGGGAAAAGTGGCAAGAATAAATTTAGACGACGAGTTCTTTGAGGACCCTCGGTTGGATATTTTGGTTGGCCTTGTCGGCCAGCCGATGGCAATTGGGTTAGTCGTTAAGCTTTGGCGTTTAGGGATGCCATATTGGAAACGTGACCGATCATTGATTCCAAAGAAGCTCTTCAGGCTAGTCGAGCACGCGGACAAGCTGTTGGCGTCCGGTTGGGCTGAGGAACATGAAAACGGGATCTATTGTGTTGGCGCACGCGAGCGTTGGGACTTTCTGTTGGTTCGTTCGAACAATGGAAAGAAGCGAGCTGAAAACGGTGCGCGTGATGGTGGGGGGCGTTTTGCTCCAGCAAATGACCAGCAAGGCACCAGCAAGCAACCAACAAACACCCAGCAAGAAGGCTGTGACGGTCCAGCAAAAACCAGCGGGATCCAGCCCTCTTCCTCTTCCTCTCCCTCTTCCTCTCCCTCTTCCTCTCCCTCTTCCTCTGGATCTTCTTCTTCCAAGATCCCCCCAAAGCCCCCCGAGGGGTATTCGGAGCACTTCGAAAAGTTCTGGCTGGCTTACCCGCCTGAGGGGCGCTTGAACAAGGCGCAAGTCTGGAAGAGGTACCAGGCTCAGGTCACGTCAGAAAAACTGCGTGATGACCTGGATACGGCCCTTAAAAACTACATCGAGCATCTGCGTGTGACAGGCTATTCGTGCAAGCACGCTTCAAGCTTTCTTGGAACGACGGGGAAGCGGTCTCAGGGCAACCCTTGGATCGACTTCGTGGCAAGCGCCAACCTTCCAAAGCAAAAGACTGGCCCACCTTCGTTCGCCCAACAGCGATCTAACAGCAACCTTAACTTACTAAACAAACTTCGCGAGACGAGGCGGGCAAATGAATCCAGATGAGCAAACAATTTTGAACAGTCTCAAACCGTTTGAAAGCATAGCGGAGGTCATTGTCGCTGTGGCCGAGCTGTTCCAATTCGAAATGACGGAAACAAGCTGTGCGATGTATGTCGCAGTGATTGGAAGAGTTCCACTAGATGAATTTAAACTTGGTGTCATTCGAGCTTGCCGAGCAAAAGGGGTCACTAGATTTCCGGCGCCTAGCGTGATCTTAGATCAGATCAGGCCCCAACAAACTCGCGACGACGAGGCCAAGGACGCAGCATCCAGAATCTTTGCAGCGATTAGGAAGTTTGGATGGTCAAACCGCGAGAGTGCACGGGCGTTTATCGGCGAGCTCGGCTGGGAAGTTGTCGAAAGGCAAGGTGGCTGGGGGCATGTGTGCGAAACAATGCGAGACCGGGACATCCCGATCTATCAAGCTCAGTTCCGAGAGCTCGCAAAGACAGTGCAGGTCAGAGCTTTAAACAACAACTTGGATCAAGCGCCGCAGCTGCCGAAGCCGACAGCGCAAAGGCCGATGCTTGCGGCTGTCGTGAGCGAGCTTGCGGATGCGAAACAACTTAAAAAAGGATCCGGGGGTGCTTAATGGCTTGGATCTGTTTACAGGAATTGGTGGCATCACGATCGCGCTTGAAGGTTACGTTGAGCCAATTGCCTATTGCGAGCGCGACCTGTACTGCATCGGACTTCTTTTGGAGCGAATGCGAGATGAAAGAATCCCACAGGCCCCGATATGCACAGATGTTCGATCGCTTCGGGGTTCTGATTTTCGAGACGTTGACATTATTTACGGCGGATTCCCATGCCAGGACATCAGCAGTGCAGGCAATGGAATCGGCCTGGGCGGAAAGCGAAGCGGATTATATTGGGAAATACATCGACTCGCTAAAGAAACGAAAGCCCCGTTTATTTTCTTGGAAAACGTGCCTGCAATACGGACCAGAGGCCTTATCGAAGTGGTCCGATCACTTACCGATCTCGGCTATGACTGTCGCTGGACTTCTAACACAGCCGCCTCAGTTGGCGCGCCACATAAAAGGGAAAGGTGGTTTCTGCTTGCCCACGCCAACAGCGACGGACCACAGGCGGGACTACCAACTCCAGCCCCGTACGAAAACAAAAGTCTACAGCCTATCCGGCCTATTCGAACATCGACTTTTACCAACGCCGATGGCGAGAGATTGGCGGGGTTCAACAGGGAAAAACCGGCATACACAGAACCTTCCAAATCTATATCAAAAAAATGGGAAACAACTAAACCCAGCCTTTGTCGAGGCCATCATGGGCTACGACATCGGGTGGACAGACTTAAAGGCCTTGGAAACGCGGTTGTCCCGCAGCAAGCCCGGGCCGCGTTTGAGCAATTGATGGGGATAAAATGAAAGATCAAACATACAAAGCCACAGCTGCCAGCGAAAAGCAGATCAGATCACTTTTCTGCGAAAAAGATTTTGAGCCGAGTGGCGACCTAAGGTTCCACGCAAAATCAATCGAAATGGATCTGCATTCCGAAACGTGCAGCGAGCGAGCATATCAGAAGTCCTGCGAGCGATATTTAAAACAACTTAAAAAAGAACTTAAAGACCATAAGAAAAAACGTGAGCGCGAAATTGAGCGCGCATTTGGAGGCATGTGATGAAAATTGTGTGGGCATTAATTTTGGCGGCGACATTTTGCGGATGTGTTGAAAAAGCGATTAGGCGACAACCCGAATGTTGGTTTGAAGACGGTGGGGATTTTAGGTCAAAGATCGATTACCTAAAGCCCGTCTACACACTTACCAATGACCGAGTGTGGGTCTGTCGGGGCAAATCATGATCTTGATTTTTTTAATGGCTGGGATTGTGGCGATGTCTTTGCCGGACAAAATCGAATCTGAAAGAGCCTTAAAGCTAAAAGAAGACCGGGCGCGGGTTGCGAAATTTATTAAACGAGAGGTGAGCAGTGAGAAAAGAACTAAGCGAACAGCAGCTAAACGAACTTGCAAATAGCGTGATTGTTTATGGTCAAGTTAAAGGTGAAATAAAGGCAGAGATCGAGCACTACGCTAAGACTCAATATCAGAAAGGTCTGTTGCATGGATCTCTTTGGGGGATTGGAGTCGGCCTGCTGATCTCGATGATTGCTGTGAGGCGAGTTCGGTGTGGATTTTCTAGATGGGTGGTGGCGCGTGGGGCGCTGGCGAACTCGGAATGAAGCTTACAAAGAACGAAAAAGAGAGAAGCAGCGTAAAGCATATAAAGAGGACTTAGAGGAGAGCAGAAGGTATGAACGAGAGAAGAAGCAGCGGCAATATGCTGCCAACCGGGAGGCAATTAATGAGCGCAAACGCGAGTACTATAGGAGAAACAAAGAGCGGCTCAGAAAAAAAATCTATGCAAACCGAATCAAAAGGGATCCAAGTATTGGACTCAAAACCGCCGTTGAAAAGTTTGAGCGAGGAGAACTCAGCTTCGCTGAGCTTGATCGACTCTACAGCGATCGACTTGCAATCTTACATGCGGGGGATGTTTGCGAATCAACCAGAGCCGGAAATAAGGAGTCATCAAGTTGACAAGGTGATGGCCGCTGCTGCGATCGGACGAACAATCAATGAGCTGATAAAAACTAAAGTTGAAGTCGTCAAGGTAGGGCAGACCCTGTCCGAGCTCGAAAAATAAAATAATCTTTTAAGATTTGCTTAGGCAAACAAACAGTGAAGGAGCAGTGGTGAAGGATAAATTAAATCATGGGTTTCAAAATCTAATTAGGCTTGGAAGTCTAATGTTCCTTGGCCCAGTAATGATCGGGATATGGCTTGTGTTCGCGATAGTATTTCCATTTAGAAAGAGATTTTGGGACGGGTCACTTCAGTTTGAGTGGGGATGGGAAGCGATGGCAGATCAATTCAGGTATATGAAAGAAAATCTTTAAGGGGGTTGGCGTGACGTTTTGGCGTGATGAGCTTCAGGGATTACTAGATCAGTTTGAGGAAAATGAGGGGGAAGGGTGAAGCCGGTTCGTTACAGTAAGCAGGTTTTCAAATTTTGCTATGGACATCGCCCTTACAAATTGACGCTCTGGAATCGGGTTCGTCTATATTTTAGGCCTATGCAGGTTTCAATTGATTTCGGTTATCGACGTTGTGACCCCAGTGTGGCTGTTTATTTCAAGGAGATGGATGGAAAGATTTATATGTTGGGTGAGAGGGGTAGGTTGTGACAAAAGTAGATAGTGAGAAGTTACGGGAAACCCAAGTTTTCACGCCTGCGTGGGTCACTAACGCCATGCTGGATATGTTGGATCAAGATGTCTTTACTTCGCAAGAATCGTACTTTTTTGAGCCGAGCTGCGGAGATGGGCAGATGCTTGTTGTTTTGCTCGATCGAATTTTTGAAGCATTGTTTAAGAAATATGACAGCGACCCTGATAAAGCCCTCGCGGATACCCTTCATAAGTTTTTTGCGATCGAACTAGATGAAACTCTCGTGGCTAAAGCACGGATGAGAGTTTACGAGTGGGCTGTTGCAAAACTCGATCGATCTCCGACTGAGTTAGAAGCCTACTTGATTGCTCGCGCGATTCAGCAAAATCTAGAGTGCGAGGATTTTTTTAACATATTCGGGAAGCCTGAGAGGCAGCCGATTAAGCGAAAGCTGATGAAAGGGTCTGAGGGAAAGTGACAGATTTAGAATCCGCAAACGAAACCATGAAAGAGTACGCTGAGAATTGCCCGACCGTCGATATAGGCAATATGTTTTTTGCAGCAAGTGTGTTCCGTGCTGAGCTTGGGCGGAAACAAAAACAGGCTGATGAGCTTCTGGATGCTTTGGTTTGCATGTCTATTCGCTATGAATTTCTAGGCCTCGAATCGAGCTCGCGTATTTTTAATCGGACAGCTTTCAAGCCTATACCTTCTAGTGTGCTTGAGGTGCTCAGGAAACACAAGGTGGTGAAATCATGACCGAAAAAGAACTAGAAGAAATTGATGCGATGGCAAAGGGTGCTACTGAGGGGCCTTATCATTTGGTAAGGCATTTTAACGGGCCAGTAGCAAAAGACGGTGAAGGATTTTTTCAGATTTGTGAGTTTAATCGGAATATGCCGAACTGGGTTAAGGATGAGCAGTTTTATATGCAGTCACGCACATACGTACCCAAGCTTGTCGCTGAGGTGAGGCGGTTGCGTGGTTTTGTTCATTACGTAAATGATCGAATGAAATTTAGAAAGCCTGGAACTACTGAACTTGTGGGTCCGAAAGAGCTGGATGAATTGCTAGATAACTGGGAGCCGGAAAACAAAAAGAACCCGAGTTTTTGAGAGTTTAAAACTGTAAGTGATTGAAAGGATTGAAAATGATCAACGCTGACGGACTCACAACAGACGAACGCGGAAACCTAATGCAATTGCAACGGGGCAAGCTCGAAGGCGGTGACTCTTTGAATTGGACCGGCCATAAGTGCTTTTATGAGTGGTTCTTGGGGGTCGGTGGAAGTACGCTAGCGACGGTTAGGTTTTTTATCAAGGAGGGTGGCTTTGTTCGGTATCCAGATCCGGCGATGACCAACAACGGCTTTGGCGCGTTCTTTGAGAATATCTTTAACGGGTGTATTTCAAAAGACCAGTTAACAGGTAAGTATCTAATGCATATTGCCCTGCTGCCCACGGGGGACTCTGAATTTGAAAAAGAGGTTATCGAAATATATAAGCAGGCTTGTTATTGGGACCATGGTCAAAGAAGTTTCCGCCACGCAAACAACGTAATCCACAATGGCCAAGACCCATACAAAGATAAAACGAGAAAACTACCAGACCCAACGGGCCGAGATATTTCAGCACTGTTGACCCGAGTCGTTGGCGGCAAGAAAACATTTTTCGGGCTTGTGCTTTTGAACATCGCTGACACCCAAATGTTTTGGAATACTGTACTTCTGTACACTTTCAGACGGGATGAAAATGATCTTGTATCCTACACCGGGAAACTCATTGCATCGATGGCAGTCAGTCCGACGCTTGTGTCGAAGCTTACTTGGTGGATTGCACCAAAGCAGCGTCTAAAAGATGCGGCCCAGATCTACTGGGACAACCCGGATAAAGACAAAACACAAAGGTATCAGCCTGGCATGGTTAGATTAACATGTGCTGCGATTGATAAAGTGGAAAGGGGGTGAAATGAAAGAATCATATTATGAATTGAAAGCGAAAGTTCTCAACCTAGAACTCGAGATCGATGGGGCATATAGAAAGGTTCTAGCGGAGGCGTCACAGAAGGTGTTTGATAAGCATCCTGGCCTTAGTTCGTTTTCTTGGCTCCAGCGTACTCCATTTTTCTATGGAGATGAGCCATGCGAATTGAGCAGCTACGACATACGCCACGTCGTTTATTGGGGTGAGGACTTTCTGGGTGGATGCGTATATTTTGATATGTGTGACTGTAAGGAAGACTGCGAATGTGATGGTTTCTTATCAGAATATGAGCGCCACAAATATCAAGTGGTGTTAGACTGCCATCGATCACTTTGCAGCCTAGATGTATTTGACCCAATGGTGCGTGCAATGTTTGATAAATACTTTTTCACGTTGAGTCGAGAAGGGCTGAGTTATTGGCATACAGCAGACCCGGATGAGCCGAACTCGCGTTTGGATTTGGAAGATGAAAGTGAGGACTCAGATGAAGATACTGGGAATTGATTTTGAAACAACTGGGCTCGACCGCGAGCGCGATCAGATCATCGAGGTTGGTGCTGTGCTTTGGGACGTTGAGGCGTCGCAGCCTGTAAAGATTTTGAGTGAGATGATAAAGCCTGAGGGCGTAACCGAACTGAGCCCCGAGGTGGAGAGTATCACGGGCCTAAAGATGTCGATGCTTGAGCGATATGGCACATCATACCGAGAGGTGTGGACGAGAGCTCTGGGTGAGATGGCAAAGTGTGCCGATGTTTTTATGGCTCACAACGCACCCTTTGATCGGGCGTTCTATGAGCGGGCCATAAGGGACAACGGGCTTGACCCCGGTGAGAAAAAGATCTGGATCAACTCGGAAACCGATCTTCCAAACAGGGCCTATGAAAAAGGCAGGTCTCGGTCTTTGAGTTATCTGGCGGCCGACCATGGCTTTTTAAATCCGTTTCCTCACCGAGCTGTTACTGACGTGCTGACCATGTTCAAGGTGTTTGAGCCCTACAGTAACGAGATGGACTTGATCATCGAGCAAGCGATGTCTCCAAGGTTGCTGGTTATTGCTCAGGTCAGCTTTGAGGACAAGGACTTGGCTAAAAACGCTGGGTTCAAGTGGAATGCTGATCAGAAAACTTGGGAGATGCTGAAACGAAAGTGTGACATGTGGGAAAGGAACCCGTTTGAATTCCCCATTAAGGTCATCGAGCAAGGGGGACCGAATGACTAAAGCTGGTAGGACCATTGAGGAGTGCGCATTAGAACTTGTTAATCTCCTTGTGTTTCATGATGGGGTCGGACTTCCTGAAGCGCTCGCCAGTGTTGAGAAGATCCTGATTGAAAAGGCTTTAGAGGTGACTGACGGGAATAAGTCAGGAGCTGCCAAATTATTGAACCTTAAGCGAAGCACCTTTATAGAGAAGGTTAAGCGATTGGAGATTCAATGAAGTGCCCTGTGACCGGCAAAGAGTGCAGCTCTGAGGAGACCTTTGAGGTCAAGATCATTCTTGGGAATGAGAAGGGGGTGTTCGGTGAGGGGCGCCTCACTTCGCCAACCACGGGTGAGCCTGTCACGGTTTGCCCTGAGTGCAAGGATGAATGCACGATCAGCACCTTTGTTAACGATCTTGAGTGGGAAGCCAATAACAAGGTCCACCGAGAACACAAAGCGCCAGAGGCTTTAAAGGGAAAGAGCCATCTGGAATTCAAACCATCCAAAAAGCGAAAATAATGACGCCTTACGTTTAAATGTAGGGCCTCGATAAAGTCCAGCAACCGGCAAAGTGGGGGCCGAACTGGACGAAATTAAGTTTGTTATCAACGATATACCAAAGCCGCTGAACAAGACATTGCGGATGAACCGCTATGAACGCTCGCACTACTACCATCGTTGGTACAATCTCGTCAGACTGCATGTAATCAAGATGCGACCCGCAAAACCCTGGGAGAGGGTGAAATTACAAATCTATGTCTACCTTCCTAAAAGGAGGTTCCGTGATTATGACGGGCTGGTGGGCTCTGCCAAACCTTTGGCGGATGGGCTTACCCGCGCTGGCATCATCAAGGATGACAATTACGTTGTGACGGGGCAGTGGGATGTGCAGCAGTTTTCCGAGCCAGACAAGGCAAAGACTCGGGTCGAAGTTAAAATCCAACGAGTTGAATGAGGGCGCAAGGATCGAGTGTCCTTACTGTTTCAGAGTCTTGGGACGACTAACCCGCAAGATCCGGCGCGGGGACACGATCAAGGCTGCGGACATTGGTGGGGGAATCGAATTTAAAAAAGGCTCGAACACCGTTTGTCCAACCTGTCGAAGGCACTTTCTTTTTCAAAATCCAGAGCGCGGGATCCTTTGTTTCATTGAGGGTGAATGGAGACGCCTGTGAGGTTCGCTCTGTTTCCCCCTAGCAAGGGTGAGCCTATGGATGAGAAAAACAATGTTCCTTTGGACGAGCTGCTTTCGTACTTGGACGCCCAGGTCCGGCGCAACCTCAACATCTATGCGAGCACTCTGCCCTTCGAGCAGAAAGATGAGATCATCCAAGATGCCAGGTTGCGTATCATAAGATATTCGAAAAAGTACGACATCGAAAAAGACAAGGGCTGGAAAGCTTTGATTCAAAAGAAAAGCCGGGGCTATGTGCTCGACTATATCCGTGGGCGCAAAGGTTTTATGGAGTCAAAACTTGGCTCGGATGAGCAAAAATCTGATGAGCAAGATGGTCAAACCCCAAAACCATACACAAAACGAGTAAGCACCACTGGCGTGGGACCCGATGGGGAGGATATCCTTGAGCGTGTTATTGATTCAAAACATCATTGCGACCTTAAGTCTAACCTGGATCAAGCAAACTGGGATCTAATTTCACGCATGGCATTCCATGATCCATTGATCCACATCGTAGCAAAGCGGATCCTGGGATTTTCACAAGATGAGCTTGCTACAATCTTCCGCGTCAGCCGTGAGAGGATCTCTCAGTGCGAACGTGAGTTCAGGGAAAAGCTTGATTCCCCGGACTACATCAAGAGTCGTTGGGTTGCACAAACCATCTATGCCTTTGGGCTTTCTGATCAGTATCACCAAAACACCGGGGACCTGGGCATTGGATACGAGTATGAACCTGTTGATCTGATGTCGGACAGCGACAACTATCTTGAGCAGATTAGCCCTCAGCTCTCATTTGACCTTGGTGAAGCGCATTAGTCATGGCCACATCGAAAAAGAAGACCACAACAAAGAAGAGCTCGGCCAAGAAGAGATCAACCAAGACCGCATCAAACAAGTTTGAGACCTCAATCTCAGCGTCGATCGAGCGGATTGAAAGCGGCGAGGCGAACACCCGAAAGAAGTACACAAAAGAGTGTGTCGAGATAGCGCATCGAATGATGAGCCAGGGGTTTTCGCTGCGGCTTTTGGCATTGGAACTTGGCGTCAACAGGGCGACTGTGCTGCTTTGGAGAAAACAACACGCCCCATTTTCTGACGCCATTAGGCAGGGAAAGGAAAAGTTTTTGCTCGGGCTGCCTCGAAGGGCCATCGAGTGGCTCTCAAACGGGCGGACGCTTACGAGCTTTGCTGGCCAGTGCAATATGTCTAAAGAGACGCTTTATCAGATCATCAACATGTGGCCAGAGCTGAAAGAGGCCGTTGAGATCGGCCGAGCCAAGGGGCAAGAATTCTGGGAAGACCTTGCGATCAAGCAAGCAAAGGGTGAGCTCACAGTCCACCTGGGCGACATTCCAGTCATCGCCTATGGGAGTATCGTCAAAGACGATGATGGCAACATCATCAAAAACCCCAATATCCAGCAGGCCAGATACTCTGATCGCGCTCTGATTTTCGTTATGCAAAACCAGTACGATGACTATAAGCCTCAAAAAGACGTCAGTGACGATGACAGCGACTCGCTCAAAGAGGCGATCGAGGACTTCGACAGGCTAGTCAGTGAGGGCAAAATCCAGCTGCCTTTTAAAAGCTAAGGCCTATAGATCTTTCTCGGTCTTGGTTTTTTGTTTACATCATCCGCTGTTTTGATGTTTAAAAGTGGCTCAATCTAGGAGCTGGTTTGGTATCGCTTTTTTTCTATGAGTTCATTTTGGCCACAGCCAAGGATCTGCTTTTGGTCCTTGCGAACAATGCCTTGGAGCTATCGGCTGTTGTGATCTCATACTCGGCTTACCGGGATAGTGTTGAGAGCAGGCGATTAAGCCAGGAGTCCGAAAAAAGAGCTCAAGAGCTTGCTGCGAGAACCTCTGAGCGAGATCAATATGACCGCAAGCTTGAGAGGTTTAATGCCAGGGTGCGAGAGTGGATTGAGGACTTACTCACAGAGCGCGAAGACCGCATAGAGCACTTGCATTATGCTCTCAGGATTTACAAAGTCTATGGGTATTGGAAGCATCTTAAAATATCAAAAGAGGATGCTCTTGCCGAGATCGAGCTGAACACTCCAACCTCTATAACGACATCAAGAAAAAACAGCCCGCTTTCATGCTTTGAAGATGCCTTTGAATTCATTCGAATATTAGAGGAGTGGATATCAAACGAGAGTTTTCCTCGCGAACTTCACATTGCACGTGAACAGGTTAGAGACCTGATGTTTAGAGAGAATACAAAAGAGCTTCTAAACCACGGCGCAATCACGAAAAAAGAGTATGAGCGACGACTCAAGGAAGATCTACCCTCTGTGGTCGGTGAAGACTATGTGCCCCCTAGCGTAAGTTTTAAGCCTCTTAAGACGTAGGTTCCGAAGCCGCCTCTCCTTTCGATAAGAAAGTGTGGCGGTACCTAAAAAAAAACTAGCTGAACTCACCATCCAAGCACTGATCGATCCTGAGTGGGAAGCTCGGGTCATCCATAAGCTGCCCTTGAGGGGGCGGCAAGTCGAGGTTATCCAAAGAGTCGAAGCCCACGTCAGAGCCCATAACGGCGGGGTGATGACGGTAAAGCTTCCCCGGCAAACAGGTAAGAATCAAGTATCTGCCATCTTACAAAGACGACACCTCATGCATCGGCGCTTTAGCCCGAGCTATCAGTGTTGGATAAGAACGGCCCCCACACACAAGCCTCAGATCGTGAACTCAAAAAAGAGACTTCGAGAGGTCTTAGCGGTCGGTGATAAAAACCTGATCAAATACCCTTTAATGAAAAACGAAAAGCTCATCAAGGAAGAGGGCTATATCTGGCGGGTCGGCAATGCTGCCATAGAGTTTTTATCCTCAGGCCCTGAGGCAAACGTCGTTGGAGCTACAGCCTCAACAGCGCTTGATATGGATGAGGCCCATAAGGTTGATAAAGATAAGTTCGATGAGGACTTCATGCCGTTTACGGCCAACACGAACGCCGCCACTATTCTTTGGGGTGTCGGAGGAAACGGCCTTGATACTCTTCAACACTACAGTGATTTAAATAAGGCCTCAGGAAACGAGCATCTAAATATCTGTATCCCTTGTGATTATTGGATGGAAACTCACGAGCCTTACAGGAAGCACGTTGAGTCTCGGGTCAATGCGCTTGGTTGGGATCACCCGATCATCAGGACGCAGTACAAACTTGAATCCATTGCAGCCCTTGGATCGTTTTTAAATCAAATGCATATCAACACTCTGTTCTCAGGCACCCATGAAAGGCACCGCTCGCCCAGGGACGGTGTTCATTATGAGATGCTTGTTGATATCGCAGCGGGAAACGAGGAATTCAACCCCGACGACATCCTACAAGGGGTTGAAGATGTGGCCACGGACTCAAGCGCGATCTGGATATATGAGGTCACAAACCTCGTTGCGAGCAATGGTCTGTTTCCCATCATTTTGATCAGAGATGTCATTTGGTTGACAGGCAATTCGCTTGCCTCAACTGAGGCGATCATAAAGAGCACGATAGAATCCTGGAACATTCAAAAGGCCACGATCGATTCTGTTGGAGTTGGAAGACAAATTGGCGAATCGATCAAGAAGCTTTTCGGGGAAAACGTAGTCAATGCCTATGTGGCAAGCGACACCACGGTGTCAGAAGATTGTTACGGATTGCTTGCTAGATTGAACAGCGCTTCCGTTTTCATGTTTGCAAACGACAATTCAAAGGAGTTTGAAGAGATCGAGCGCCAGGCCGGGTGGACCCAATATCAAGCCTCAAAAGGCAAGATGAAACTACGAAAACCTAAGGCTGATAAGCATATCGATTTAATCAAGGCGCTGACCTACATCAATCAAAATAACCCCACGGCCGGGGTCGGTCAGCTGTTTTTCAATGAGGGAGATTATGGGATCTAAGTATCTACAGGCAAAAAAGAAAAGTGCCATCAACGTGATAAATGCACGGCTCAAGGTCTTAGAAAAAGAGCAGAAGCTAATTCAAGAGATCGAACAGGATCAGCGAGGGACCGAGATCCCTAGATCATTCAGTGGCTCTCAAGTGAACTTTATTATTGACCCTTCAAACATTGGCACAGGCATCCTTGACCGGATGATCAAAACTGACGACACGATCAACTCGGCCGTGCAGTTTAAAATCATGATGATCCTTTCAAAGATCGGTGAGTATGAGCATTCAGATCCGGTGATAAAAGACTTTGTTCAGGGCTTTTTAAACGGCATGAGCGAGCCCACATGGGAATCAACAATGGAATCGATGCTCTCATATCATGGCTATCGATTCAGCGTGAGTGAGGTTGTCTTTGGTGTTGATACCGACTTACGAAAAGTGCCGATGAAAATTGTCACCTACCATCCATCAACTATTGCATTTGAAGTGGATGAGGTTGGTGAGATTACGCCCGATGGGATCATTCAATACACAAACCAAAGAAGCCAGTTTGCAAATCTCAACTGGCGCTTTCAGGCTATCCGGCACGGATTTAAAGTTAACAACCCCTTTGAAACCCCAGTGGACAGACTCTTCCCACATAGGGTGATGTCGATCTCTGATTTTGCGATCGTTCGAATTCCAAGGGATAAGTGCATACACCTTAAAGGACAGGAGTGGCACGCCTTTGGATCGCCTTATGGAAACTCAGGAGTGAGGACTGCTCACTTATTGTGGCAGCTAAAGGTGTTTTTATTTAAGCAAATGGGGATTGCCTCTAAAAGAAAGGGAACCCCTAAGATTTGGGCCACAGCCCCCAAGGGCGCAAACAAAGTCCGAGTGGCGCTTCCCAATGGAGAAACTAAAGAGCTGAACCCGCAAGAGGCCGTCTCTGCGATGCTTAAAAATATTGAGAACTATGATTCCTTTGTGACGGGTGCAGAGAGTGAGGGCTATAAACTTACGGTCTTAGATGACACATCAGATCTCTCTCAGTTTACAGCTGTGATCGATGCTCTTGATGTGAGAATTTTTCGCTGCTTTTTATTGCCTTCTCTTGTGATGACAGATGGCTCGGCTGGATCAAGATCGCTTGGTGACAAACACTTTGAGATCGTTGATCAGATCGCAGAGGCTGATGCTGATAAATTCACAAAGAATTTCATAAAGCAAATCCTAGAGCGAGTCATCGCTGAAAACTTCGGTGAGCAAGATGACTATGGACAGTTCAATCGGCGGCCTCAGACCTCTGAGGAGCGAGAGCGTCTGGCAAGAATGTTTGGCCAGCTTGCAAATGACGGCTGGATGAGCCCTCTCTTTAAACAGGATATGGATTACGTCAGAGATTCTTTGAAGCTGTCACCTCTTGATGGGGATCTACTTAACGATGAATCTGAGGAGGATGATGTAAATTCAAACATCATACCGGGCGAGACAATTGAGATCCCAGCCAAGGAAGAAAAACCTGAGCCGGTCCCGACAGAAGACGTTGAAGAGGATCATGCCGGTACAGCGTTTAACGGTGCTCAAGTGACATCGCTTGTTGATCTAGTGAAGCAGGTTGCAGCCGGTGATCTTCCAGCTGAAGCCGCCATTGAAATCTTGCAGGTAGCTTTCCAGATGAGTGAGGAAAAAGCAAAAGCGATCATTTCATCTGCGACAGATTTTGAGCCCAAGTCCCAAAGGCCCCAGGCTGATGATGAAAATCCAGAGCTCTCAAAACCTCAATGGGTGATCGAAGATGACAAGTGGAAAAAGGCCTTAGCCTTTGCTGGGGATAAAGGACCAGCAATGGCAGCTTGGTATTACTTGAACACGCTAAAGGGTAAGAAGGCTAAGTCCTAATGGCCAACTATGCAGTTCAAAAAAGAGCCACGCTTGACCGCGTGACGGCGAGATCTGTCCAGGCAGCAAGGAATATATTTTTAAGCGACCTCGAATCAAAGGCAGACAAGATCTTTAGTGATCTCAACCGTGGCATTGATTCGATTAAAAAGGCTGACATCAGACAAATCAAATCAAGCGTTGATACGGTTGTTGATCGTCATCTTTATCATGCGGTCAAATCAGCAGTCAGCGATGGGATGCAAGAGGTGACGCCAGAAAATGAGCTTGGTCTCTGGAAGCTCTTACCTGACACACATGATCCGATCCTTACGCTTGCAGAGCTGAGGCCCGCTCTGGCTGATAAGCGAGACAAGCTTTTAGATAAGATCCTAAAAGAGGTCAAAAAATCAAGCTCCTATTCCACGGATGAGCTTACGAATCTTTTATCGGGAAATTATTTGAAGGCCTTTCAGAGCTCATACCGAGAGCTTGCAAAGAAGTGGGTCAAGGGTGAGAGCACGGTCAATGAAGTGAAGGCAATGATTACAACCACTGTCGGTCTTACCACTTCTCATTCAACGATGGTTTTTCGGACTGAGACGACCAACTATTTCAACCGGGCTCGAGCTGATTACTTCAAAGAAAATACCTCAATGGATTACATGCAGATATTCAGTATCACCGATGGTCGGCGATCAAAGATTTGTGAGGATCGTCACGGGTGGACCTTCCCATTGAGTGAGGCAACCCAAAAATCAAAATGCCCAGCCTTTCACCCTCATTGCAGGACCGTTCAAAGGCCACTTACCACGAGGATTGGCAGCCACAACAGGCAGATCGAAAAGGGTATTGCCATGAACGAATCAAGATTTGAGCCGCTTCCTAAGGGTTGGGAATGATCTCTTACTTACGGAATTTAAACTCAAAGCGATAAGCATAGGAAGAAACTGGGGGACGTGTGCGTCAAACGATTAAACAACTCAATATCGCATCCTACGGGCATTCGAATATCCACAAGCTATCCGAGGGATCAGGTGGCTCTCTTATTAAAAGAGCGCTTCTGGTTTTTGAAGGCACTCACAATGGGATGTATGGAAAAGTCACGCTCAGCAGGGAGTTTCTGACAGTAATGGTTGAGCGCTTTAATCGTGAGTATGCCAACCCCATGAATGAAAACGACTTTCCGCCTGTATCTAAGGATCACGATACCTGTGCTGATAACACCTTAGGGCGAATCATTGGGCCACTTGAGGCTGTTGATTTTAAGCATCCACGCACAGGCCTTGAGGTCTTGGGTGTTTTTGGTGACATCCGAATTGATGACCTTGACGCGATCAAGAACGTCAATAGTGGGAAGTACTCGCATCTATCTATCAGTTTCGATGATGATGCGGACAATTTAGGTGAACTATATGAGGTCTCGTTTGTAGGCGTTGAGGCTGCAAGAGGATCTCAAGTTTTAAGCAAAGGAGACAAAATGAATATCGAACAAAAGTTCGAGAGCCTTAATGCCAAATACCTTGGGCTAAAAAAGCTGTCCAAAAGTAAAAGCTTGGCGATCAAGGCTGGTGTCAAAAGTCTGAAGGCGAATCTTGATGGCATTCAAACCGACACAGAGAAGCTTGCTTCAGGTGTTAAAGAGGGTGTCAAGGAGATCAAGCTTGGGCTTTTGAAAGCGAAGTTTAAAGACTTCGTTCGCGAGGGGCGCCTTTCAAAGGCAGAGCTTGATGGAATCAAGTTTGAGGACCTGGTTGATATGGATCAGAAATCTCTATCGATCGTCCTTACCTCTTATAAATCACGGCCAGTTTCGTCTGACGTTGCACAGTTTGGCATCAAGGGTGCTGAACCACGCAGCAAGGAGCTGACAACAGCAGAGATCAGACGGCTTCGAGCAGAGCAACGTGCGGGTAAAACTGGCAGTTCTCTTTCTCTTGAAGATGAGGAAAAAGCAGAAGAGCTATCTGGTGACGTTGCTGGGCAAACTGATGAGACACGAGAAGTCAGTGGGACAAGCATCGAAGAGGTTGAAGCGGCTCTTAAAAAGCTTGAGGGCTTTGGCGAGTTACGTGATCGCCTTGAAGAGGCGACTAAGCGTATGGAAGAGACGCTTAGTAAGCTGATGGCAGATAGTGAAGGTAACGACAACTCAGACGACGAAGAGGGGGATGAGTAATGGGAAGAGTATTAGGAAACATCACGCAGCCAGTGATTTTGTCCCGCAGGGCAGAATTGGCGGTTGCAGATTCGGCCGTGATCGATGGCTCGATCCACGAGGATGAGTTGTTGCTTGCAGGTCAAGTGTTGGGAAAAACAGCTGGCGGAAAATACCGTGCGTATGCCGAAGCAGTTGTTGCCACTGGCGGAGCGTTTTCGGCTTCAGCAGCTGGCTTTACGGTCGAAAATGCTGAGGGTGAAGATGCGATGAAATACATCCGCGTTGGCGATGTCATTGAGTCGGTTGCTGGGGATGCTCTTGGAACGGTTGCTACATTTGATCCTGTCACAGGGGTTGGGACACTGACTGGAAACTCAGCCAATGCTTTGGCAGCTGGTCAGCGTGTTCGCGTTGCAGCAGCGGGCCTTAGTGTCGCAGCAGGCGATGTCCGAATCCTAACAAGCGAAACCAGCGTTGATGGGGATGCTGATGTTCCAGCGGCCGGTTATTTCGAAGGCTTCTTTTCAAAAACGATCCGTGGTGCGACGGCCGCAGCGTTGACTGCAATGGGCGCCAAGGACATTTCATCAGACGAATTCCGATTGGTCTAAGGAGGACTTATCATGAAACATATTTTATCAGGAATCCTAGGGGATCGACATCGGCGTATCATCCATTCAGTTGTCGAAGAAATTTCGGTCTCGCCATCTGAGGACTCAATCATTGACCAGCTTATGCCAATAACTGACGTGCCAGCGGGAGTTCTTGAGCACGAGACTATTTCTGGCTCTGGTGGCATGACTCAAGAGCGTGCTCTTGATGCTGAGGGGAAAGAAATTCCTGGGCAAAGTTCCACTAGCGTTCTTTACAAGCCAGGATCATACCAAGAAAGCATCATCTATCGTGAGTCCGATCTTTTGAAGCTTCGAAAGTATGGAACTCTTGGAGAGCGAGGCGCGACTGGTTTGACAGGTGGCGAGTTGGACCACATGGAACGCGGCGGGAAAAAGCTTAGCGTTCGATTGAAAAACCGTGCTCACTATCTTCGATGGGAAGCTATCTTCAACGACCGTTTTGTGTGGCAAGGTGTGACCAAAACCTTTGGTCGACCGTCAGCAAACGTCATCACAGCGGCAACCGATTGGTCTGTTGCTAATACTGGTAAGCCGTTTGAAGATTTGATCACGATCCTTAACACCAACCCTGTGGTTCGAAAGTACCGCAAAATGATCAAGGCTCTTGTGATCAACCCAAAAACTGAAGCCGATATCATGAAGCGGGCTCTTGAATCTGGTTACATCACCAACGCCAATATTCAATCGGCTGGTATTAACAAGGTTCGTGAGTTTGCGGCTCCTGGGCTTCCGCCTTTTGAAGTTGTGGCTGATGCTTACCAGTCAGAGACTTATGACCCAGAGACTCAACTCATCACTCTTGGTGATGCTGAATACCTGGTCCCAGACAATAAAATATTGTTGGTGATCGATTTCAATCAGAGCGGTGCTCTATACTCGCAGTATGGTGAATTGCAGTTGACTGAGAACATGAACGATCCGTCAGCGACAATTCAGAGCCCAGCAGTTGGGATGTATACGTTTATCGACGAAAAAGGTCTTGAGCGTCGAAAGAATCCGTTTGTTGAGCTTGTTGCAGGATTCAACGGTGGGCCAAACCTAATGCGCCCAGATGATGTCATCGTCATTAGTTACTAACTTTAAATCGGAACAGCCGCAGGGGATTCCCTCTGCGGCTTAACTATGGAGAATTTTAAAAGTGGGAAACGATAAGAATAAAAACGAGCAACCTGAAGCTACTACACAAGGTAAGGTTGACGCTTCAAAAGCGAGCGAAAAGTCTAAGGCAGACAAGCCAGCAGCTAACAATATGGCAAAACCGAAGGCGAAAAACACAAGCGCAAGCGGCCGCGTGAAGGTTGTCGGAAAAGTTTACTGCTCGCTTCACGATGGAACGTATTTAAAGCCCGGTGAAGAGGCGATGATTTCTAAGCTTGAGTACGACGCATTAAAGGAATCTGGTCGCGATAAAGTTTTATTTGAGGGGTAAACATGTCTAATCCAAGTCGTTGGTTCTACATTACTGAGGCGCAATTTGCGCAAGTCCTTACGGACCTCAATGTCAATACAACCGAGGCTGACGGCTATGGAGTAACGCAACAAGAAGATCTGATTGACCGTGCTGTTGGCGATCTTGAATCAGATCTTGTGAAGCGTTTTGTTGTTCCTCTTGTGGCAACGAACGGAGCTGAGTTTTCAACCTCGGCTCCTTACTACACAAGACAGAAAGTTCTCAACGCTATCAAGGCAAAGATTCGTCAGATCCTCGGGTCGGACAATCAAAAAAACATTGTGATCGATTCATCAGAGCGTTACATCGATCTTAAAAAGGCTGAGTACACAGGGCACATAAAAGACCTACTGGATCACGAACGAGAGTTCGGTCTAAGGCTTCAAAGTTATGCGAGCGATGGTGCGAAAACTCCTGTTCAGTCTGTTGCGATATCTCGTCCTGATGACTCGATGACTGTTGATCCTAGCAGTGATTATTATTGGTGATCTAGATGGCAAGGCTTTTTGCGACCGAGCTCAAACTGCCAGTCATGAGAAACGCCTTTAGCCCTCAAAACTATCTGCGTCTTAAAAATGACATTTTGGCATTGATGTTTACTCAGATGCTAAACCGTTTTGATCTTGAACAAGACTCAGACGGGAAGCCTTGGGAACCACTCAAGTCACAGCAGTTTGAACGGCGAAACAAAAAAATCAAAGACAAGTCCCGAAAAGGGAATATCAAAATCCTTCAAGATGATGGGACGCTTAGAAAGAGTTTCACCATTGAAGGCGCAGAAGGAAACGAAACGTCAGTCTCTGGTGATGAGGTTTATTTGGCAACGACTGTCCCTTATGCAGCCGCCCATAACGATGGCTTGAGAATCAAACACCCAGGAACCTCCGACGGCTTTGGAAGAGGGATCAAAATAGATCCATATTTCATTCAACTTCCAGAGCGCCGAATGACTGGGTTTAGTGATGATGACGTGAATGAGATCAGAGAGCTGATAGCTGGTCACATGTCAGAGGAGGGGTTTTAAGTGGGGAAGACAGAAACCAGGGTTAAACAAGGTGTTAATGATGTCCTAGGGCACATCTTTGGCGACTCAATGCTTGATACTCTAAAGAGCGCCTTAGTAATTCAAGAGCCTTTTAAAACGATGTTCGGCGAAAACGGTGAGAGGATCTTTGTTGAGGACTTCCCTGCAATCAATGAGTCCATCTTGCCAGCATGGCAATTCCAGTTTGAAAGCGACACAATCCAGGGGCAGGATCTTTATCACCGAGGCTTTGTTAGTTCTCGGATCATCTTTCCAACGAAGATGCGCGGGGCCTTTGGGCTTTACCGAAAAGTGGCCATGGTCATTGCCAGGTATTTTCAGTCAGATAAATGCGTGAGCGACTTTATTAAAAACGTGCCAGGGCTTACCGAATTTGGTGAAGATCTTACGTTTAATTATGGTCAAGTCTATCGACTGAGCGGCGTTGATGTTCCGGTCCTTACCATGCGCTTTGCTTTTCAGTTTGATCTAAGAAAGGTCAAACTTCATTTTTCAGACACTGATTTTAATGACGATCTTCATGCGGAGCTCTTGGGGGCCTTCGCTAACTATATTGAGATTACTAACGACAAAGAAGAGATCCTTGTTGAAACCGCAGAAGTCGAGGGGGGCTAGGTGAAACTTAAAGGTATATTAGCAATCAAGGCAGCCAAGGGAAAGATTCTGCCTCTGATGGTGGGCTCAAACCTTGTTCGGATTGAGGAAAAGCCCATCGAAATTGACAGCGATCAGCTCAGTTATTCAGCAAAGCTGATTTTAAAACGGGCAATCAAGGATATGGACGTTGAGCTTGTTCAGAAGTCTCAAGGGGGTAACAAGTGAGCTTTGATGTAAACTTCTCTTTTTCTCGCGAACCAAGCACGAAGATAAGCACTCAGATTGCTGTCTCGGGCCTCGTTCCTGCGGACAATGATGTTGTATTGATTGGCCAGATGGCCGCAAGTGGTGCAAGTGCTACGGCCAATGTACCGGTCACAATTGAAAATTTCGGAGATTTAGACGCGCTCCAAACTGAAGTCGATGGACTTTTCGGCTCCGGGGCAAAGGTCGGCGAGATGGTTATGGCAGCAGCTAGGGCTGTTCAGTTTTCCGATCTTGACCCCGTGGCTCTGCCAACGGTTCGGGTGATTCCCATGCCAAACAGCTTACCAGACTTGGCTGCAACGTTGGCAGCTAACGATACGTTACCTATGCCGTTTGTTGCGACTGATTATAAGGCAACCGACGCTGATGACCTGAGTGATTTTAAAGATCACCTGGTTGCGATCTCAAAGTCTGATAGAGGTCCTAATGCTCAGTTCGGGTCTTTCGGGTTTATAGCAGATGATGAGTCGCTAGCAACGATGACCCCGATCGCTGAGGGTGTGGCACGGCCTGAGGTTGTGATCCCATGGCTTCGTGATCAGAACGCAAGCGTTGCTCAGGATCCCCATGAAGTGGCAGCAGCGGTGTGTGCGCTTTGTGCTGCAAACCCATTCCCATTTAATCCACTGAACGGTATCAAAGTCGGCGGCCTGGTTCCACCAACTGATCGTTCTGACTATCACACGGTTGGTGATTCCGGGACTGTTGCAACAGGTCTTGAGGCAGGTCTTTTGCCTTTGACGGTTGATAACGGATCCAATGTGCGAATCTCTCGATCTGTTACGGCCTCACGTCGAGTCACAGGGATTGCAGATTCATCTTATTTTGATTTACAAGACTGGCAGACAATCTATTTGATCCGTAAGAACATCTATAACCTTGCTCAACAGCCTCGATACAAGCAGGCAAAGGCAAGTGACGAGAAAGCTCAAGCGTTTAGATCAGAGGTTATTTCAAGTATCTTGAAACCGCTGGACGGGACTGTCTTGCAGAAAGTGGATGAGCTTGCAGATCTGTTTGTGTATCGCCGAGCTGAAGACAACCGATCAGCGTTCATTTTCACAATTCCATTGAACGTGATCCCTGGTTTCCACAACAAGGGCGTTGGGCTAATCGGAACTGATCTATTTGACGTTACCGTCATTTTATAAGGGGCTTTATTATGGGAAAAATTTATGCCGATCGAGCGTTTATTGAGATCAACGGTACCGAGCTTGCTGGTGCTGAGAATGTAGATTTAAACGTGAACGAGAATCTAACTCGTGTTGATACGATGACGAGAACTAAGCGAGCGGCCGGGTATCGTAAAGGAAACTTAGTCGTAAACGGTAGCTTTACGTTGGCTGTCGAGTCTGACAGGCCTCAAGTAAACCTTGCTCTAAAAGATCCATCATTGACGGCAAACCTTGCATTTATTATGGGAGGTGAACGCTTCTCTGTGATCGACGTTGAGCAGGCTGAGATGAGTCACTCGGGGACGGTCGGTAACGCTACGAAAACAATTCGCTTTGAGGCTCTTGATATTGTTGACGAGACTGGTCGCTCTCGCGCAAGTGAATTCGGATTGTCTTAATGTCTGAGCAAGTACCTCAAATTGATCTTATCCGACAAGGGTACAAAGCCAAACTTGAACTTGAGTTCGGTGGCTTTAAGTGCCCCTGTCGAATCTTGCCAGCCGATACCGAGGCGAAAATCATTGCTACGGCGAGAGCTAGTGCCAACAAAATTCCAGATGATGTCAAGAGGGACGGGAAGTACGTTGAGGCCGCTCAGAGTATTCAAATTCAAAAGGATATATTGTTTGCAGCCTGTACTGTCGGACCTACGAGTTACTTGGGAAAAGAAACGCTGGATGCGCTATCAGCTTCCGAGCTCGATATGTTGTACGACAAATATAGAGCAGTCATAAAAACGGCCGACCCTCACTTTGAGGACCTGCCAATTGAAGACATCGAGAAGATGATTGCTGATGTAAAAAAAAAGAAAACTACACCGAGAGATTACTATATCTCGGATCTCGCGGCTCTGGGCAGATACTTTTTGGCCCAGATATCTCAGAAGGCCAACGGACCTGGTTAATTATCCTCGGCTTAGCGTTTGGGCATGAGCTTCATGCCGACCTATTTTCGTGCGAGGTATAAGTGTCAAAGGTTGAGCAAAAAGTCGGACTAGATGCCTCTGAGTATACCAAAGGGACTCGCGATCTTGCTAAGTCCACCCAACAAGAATTAAAGCGCGTAAACAACGAGTTTAACCAAGCAGGCAATGGCGTGTCTGATTTCAGTGAGCGATCGAAACGCTCGATCATGGATCTAACGGGTTCATTGAGTGGTCTGGCTCAAGGCTTTGCCTCTGGCTTCAAGGGGATCGGCGCACTTGGGCTCGGCGTTGGTGCTGCGGCCGGGGCGAAGGACATTGCCTCTCATGTCTTATCTTTTAGCGGAACCATTAACAAGATGGGCGCTCGGCAAGGCTTGAACGACTTTCAGCGAAGCGAGCTGAGAAACCAGCTGCTAGATGTTTCGTCAGAACGTGGAATTGCTGATGAGGAGGTTGCGGCCGCAGCTGATATCGCAAACCAGTACGGGGCATCAACTCGTGAATCAGTGAAGTTTGCCGACGTGGTAGCGACGGCCGCCGGAACTTCTGATCAGCTCAATGCTGCCTCACTTGCTGAGGATGTCGCTAAAGACCTGAGGGCTCGCGGCGAAGAGGTAACAGCCGAGACGGCTAAAAAATCAATTGATGCATTGTTGACGGGGGCAAGGGCTGGGTTCGGAGATATTGGAAAGTCGCTGGCTGAAACTATGCAGGTTGACGGCGCTGTCCAGAAGCGTGCCGGGCTATCCCAGCGTGAGCTTGTAAACATCCTTGCAGGTACAAGGTTAGGTGCAAGAGGGGCTCCTGAGGAGTCATCGGCCGCAGTAAGAGAACTAATAAGCATCACGGACAAGCTTGAGGGCGAGGCCCTTCAAGGAGTTCTAGGAAGTTTCCGAGGGGAAGTTGGTCCGGGCGGTGGACGTGAGTTCATGTTTGGGGCAAAGCAGCTCGATGAGGCATCAAAGCGCTTAGCGTCTGTAGGTGATGACCGAGTTCAACGTCAGCTCCTAACGGACCTTGGATTTTCCTCTGAGGGATCAGAGGGGCTTTTATCAATCCTTAGGGATCGAAACCAGGTGAGAAATCAAATCAATCGGGTGTCGGCTGATAGTCCAAATCTTGAGGGGACTTTTGAATCAGCTAACTCAAGCTTTCTTGATCAAGCATCACGAGGTTGGAACTCGTTTAAGAACTTCTTTTCTAGGGATTCAAGTGTTGAGGTCAATGAGGCGATCGATGCCAGGACTGGAATGCCCAAAGGGCTAACGGAAAAGCAGGCCGCTCAACGCCGATCTCAATTAAGTGATCTGGCCTTCCCGTCAGCTGCGCCGGAATCATTGCCGAGTGCTGCGGTAGAAAAAGCAAGGGAGCAAAGGGTTAAGGTGGACATCAGTGTCGAGTCGGCCGATCCAGGCTTTCGCGCGATCCCTAAAACCACAGATCTCAACCGAGATGCGAGGGGGATCTAAGTGGCTAGTGAGTGGAAAGAAATCACAGACGGGCTTTATAAAGGGTATCGATTCCATATTTCAAATCCGATTAAGGGTGGTCAAGTCCATGGGGTCAGCTCTATTCAGCAAAAAGTCGGCCGCCGGATCCAGCAAATCCAGAGGCCTTTTGTCGATGGTGGGCGCGTTAAGGACCTTGCTCGTGAGCAGGGAATCTATACGGTCAGCATAATCTTTTTCGGAGATAACTATCTGCGCGAGCTTGAAAGCTTTGAGGCTATTTTAAACGAAGGAACATCAGGGACTTTAATCCTTCCAGATGAGCCAAGAGCTATTCAAGCAAGCTTTAAGTCCATGGATAAATCCTCTGGGGTCGGTGAGTCTGGTTCAAAGACCATCCAAGTTACTTGGGTTGAGGACTCCTTTGATGCATTCCAGGCAAGGGGTGCGGCTCAAGGCTATATCCCCAAATCAATCACTGAGGCCGCAAGCAGCCTGACTAAATTTGTCGCAAGAGCAAAGGACGTGATCAACAACAACCAGGTGATAGGGACTATTCGCCAGATCGAATCGATTACTGGGGATGCCTCAAACGCATTTATCAGCGCGGTCGGTTTGACAGATCAGGTTCGCGGACGGGCGTTGACCACTGTTGCAAACTTAACGGGTGCTCTTGATGGTGCGATCGATGCGCAGGAAAGGCTCTTGGAACTCTTTGGTGTATCCGACGAACCAGCCTCGGGGTTTTCTGGCACGGCCGTTGATCCTGAATCAGGCAATCCTGTCTCTGATGGTTTGGCCGATGATGATGTGGCCACTTTTGAGGATCCAATTGATGAGCCAGATGTTGAGCCCGATCAAAGTGTTGACATCACATCGCTTGAAACCAGAGACGGGCTAAACGCATTTCAAGCCTCAGTCATTGGGCTTTTAGATAAGAGCACAGAGACTCTTTCGGTTGATACCAAGGGGCGAGTCGATGACATCAAGCGCTCACTTGTTCCAGTTAAAAACGCCATAAGAGATCTTGTTCGGGCAGCAAACCCAAATGAGGCGAGACGCGTTCAGACCCCGAGTGATCTAAGTCTAGCTGAGATTCTGTTTTTTAATGATGTTGGTCTTGAGAACCTTGAGGATGTCTATGAGAGAAATCAGTCCATTGATGACATCTTACTGGTTCCAAAGGGGACAGTGGTTGAGTTATGAGTTCAAGAATCTTGACCACATTTATCAACCGACAAACCGGGACGGTCTATGGCCAGTCGGGCCTCTCTGATGATCCGGGTGGGGTGCTATCTGATCGCACGCGAACAGCCTTGCAAGCGAATTCATCGGGGAAGACGCCGAGACTAAGTGTCCCACCGCCCACTTCGTTGGTCTACAATACAGATATAAATACATTCACCGATGTGTTTTCTCTTGAGATTGATCTTGCGCCGGATGACCTGTTTGATATCCAGTCCCATGATTTTGTCGAGTTTTATTTTGAGCTCGATAACCCAGCCCCAGGTTATCAAAAGCGACATCAGATCGGCGTGGGCTTTCTAGAAAAATTCCACAGAGACAGCAGCCCGACCAGAGTCAAAATCATGGCAAACGGTCGGGATCTATTCGGTGAAAATATGTTTGCGCCTTTTGTTGTCCCGGTCAGGCAAAACCTCACGCTTAAAGATTTTCTTACGAGCAAGGTTATTAAGGGGTCATACCTTGAGGCCTATCATTCTATTCGTGGCCAGGGGCGATCGACATTAGTTGACCGAGGTGCATTTGGCACGCAGATGTTTTTTCGATCTGATCTTGAGCAAAAAAAGGGTGCGTTGATTCAAAACTACGCAGGCCTTGCGATCAATGTTGTCTTTATGAACCGACTTGGGCAGGTTGAAATACTTGGGCGCCCTGGGACGTTGGGTTCTACTGCGCCGAGCGTTTCAAGTTCGCCATTGGGGATCCTGAAGAAAGGCTCAAATGTTGATCGGCTAATAGTTAAGCAAGACTATACGAACGTCTTCAGTGACTTCACTGTGTTTTGGACATCGGCCCAGGCCGAGCAAAGCAAGAACACGCTCGCATCAAACACTTTTAAAAACTCTGATCCGAGGGTGTTCCATATTTCTAAGCCTGGGTTTTTGACACTCAATACGTCTGATCTTGCGAGTCTTGGGGGTGAGGTAAGTGCCAGTCAAAGGATCTCAGATCTCGCAAAGTCTAACATCAGAAAGTCGAATCAGAACTTGAATTCGGCCGTTGTCATGACCTCTGATCCTTTTTTTACAAAAGACGACGGGACTCAAATTCCTTTTATTCAAGGCCAAGTTTGGCGCCTTCAAAGCAATGAGCCCGAGTTTAAAACCAGAGCACAGCCCACAGGGACTGACAGCGTGGATATGCTGTTGAGTGGTATTAATTATAACGAGAGCCTCTCAGGTCAGGAGTTCCAGCTCAACTTTATTGAAGGGGACACGCTGATATGAGATTGCCTTTTTCTGAACTCAGACGAGCCATCCTTGAGGTTGTTCAGCCGCTGGCTGTTGGACGGTTTTCAAAAAAAGATCAACAGCAATCTCAGCTTTCAGATATTCCGCAGTTTGACGGTGCTGATAAGTTCACGGATGCAGGTACACCTTTTGGTTTCTCATCGACTCCAACAAAAAACACCCTTGCGTATTATCTAAATGCCGGGGGTTCAGCGCTATCTCAAATCATTGTCGGCCATAAACACCTGGCCAGGCCACTTGGAGCTGAGGGGTCTTCGATTCAATACTCGACCGATGCGAGTGGTGAGAACACCAAGGCAAAGGTCACCTGCTTTCCAGATGGCAGCGTTGAGATTGAGGGAATTGATTCTGGAATCAAAATCAAAGTGTCGAGCGACGGCAAGATTTACCTTGGGTCGAATTCCAGCGATGAACCATTGGTCTTAGGGAACGCATTTAAAACCTTATACAACGCGCACGTTCACATTGGAAACCTTGGAGTCCCAACGGGTGTACCCCAAGTCCCAATGGACGCAACCCAATTGAGCGCTAAATCATTCACGGAGCTGTGATGGCAATTCGGCAAAAACAATATTGCGATATATGTGAGCAAATCCACGGTGAGGAAAGTCCACTTGCCGAGATAAATGTTGAGGAGGGGCGGCCAGCATTCCCTCAATTGACTTGGGTTTTTCACCGCCTTTCAAATGTTGGTTTTAAAAAAGCTGACGGCGAACCTTACATGGATAAGGTCTGGAAGGGCGGGGCGTTTCGACGAGAGTTTTGTGATGAACACGCTCGTGAAATGAATGTTTTGTTAAAGGCGTACTTTGCTCAAGATTCCGATTTGATGGAATTGATCGACAAACTAAAAGAGACCGATCAAGCATCTTGGGACGAGTCCCAGGAGGCTGTGCGCCAGGAAGTTATTAAGGAGTTTTCGAAGTATGCTAAGCGGAACTGAGAACACGCTTGCAGCTCTTATCCAGTCAGAGCTTGAGTCAAAGATTCAGGCTCGTTTCGGGTATCCGCCGCAGACTCCAAATGTTTTGCCGGAACTGTGCCAGGCAATTTCTGAGTCAGTGATTCCTCACTTTGTTTCAAATACACAGGTACTGCCTGGGTCGTTTTCGACAAGCTCCGGCCCGGTGTCTGGTGCGGGGTCACTTTTATGATTGTGATCGGTACTAACGGCCAATATGAAGTGCAAGAAAACACGAAGACTCTTCGGTCCTCGGATCATCCTGTCTATCAGGCGCAGATCGAGATCAACCTTGCTCGTGGTTCTTGGATCGGTGCGCCGGACAAGGGTCACAATATTGCTCCGAGGGTGCGGCAATCAGAAGCCGCTCTTGAGGAGTTTCGAAAAGAAGTTCGGACCTATTTATCAAAGTATGATCCAGAGACTCAAGAGATGGCAATCAAACGCTCTGAGGCGACGCTGCCAGTTCTAATTCCTAGGGAGTCTAGCAATGCCTGACATTTTTAAAACGCCGTCGCAAATCACCCAAGAGCTCTTGGACGAATATAAAGACATCACAGCCATTGAGCTATCGCCTAATGATCTTGGTCGAGAAGAGGTGATAAAGTTCCGTTCTTTATCAGTTGTGATTTCAGGTCTTCGAGCAGAGCTTCAACGAATTGAAGATGACACTTTTCCTCAATCAGCTAGCGAGCAGGCCCTTGAGCGTCACCTGGCAGCAAGGCTTCTCTCTGCTCGGGCTGCGCCACAAAGGTCAAACGGGGTTTGTACATTCGAAGTGACGGCGGTCCCGGTTAGTATTCCGGCCCAAACTGTTTTTGCCAGGGACCTCGACGGAAAACTGTTTCGAACGATTGAGGCTTTTTCTTCTAGTAGCTCTGATGCAATCGGTAGCGTAAACCTTCAATGCGAATCGGTTGACGTAGGTCAAGCCACAAATATCGAAGTGGAAAGTGGTGTTCAGTTTACCCTTTCCTCGTCTGTCCCCAATGTTGCAGCGGCTGTTTTGAGTGCGACCCAATTCCGAGATGGACGAGATCAAGAGTCTCCGTCCGAGATGCTTTCACGGATTCAGATTTTTGATCGTCGGCGCGATACTGGTGGAAACCTTGTGGCCTATGAACGCTTTGCAAGAGAGGCTAGCTCACAGGTTGTTACAGCAAAAGCCATTGATGAGCCTCGTGGCCCGAATACCGTTGATGTTGTGATCACCTCTGGGACTTCTAATATTAGGCAAGCAGTCGAAAACGGAGAGGCCATCACAAGGCTTCCGAGCTCAGCGCTTGTGAGTACGGTTCAAGATTACGTTCGGGAGATGTGTCCAACGACAGATGATGCTGAAGTGGTGATGCCGACAGAGTCTGAGTTTGACATCACTGTTTCCTATGAGCTTTACGACGAATCACTGAGGGCGGCTGTCGATGTCGAAATTAAAAAAGAAGTTGAAATCTATATATATTCCGCCAAGGCTGGTGACACTCTTTATCCTACTGAGCTTGAGCGTCTTATCGACGCCAGGGTTGGTCATCTTATTCGTTCTCGTCGAGTTGCTGATTTTGGTGAGTCATCTTTGACCTTTACTGTTCCTAACGGTGAAATCTTGATCCCTGGGACAACAACCATCCAAGGTTTTAGCTAATGAGTCTTGAGCAGTCTTACTTAGATATGCTTATGCGGATTGATCACCCGGTGTTTGATCGAACCCTAAAGGCTGTTGAAGATATCGACGCCGACACGCCTTTTAATGTCATTTTCAATTATCTGGTTGCAAAGCAGCTTGTTTCATTCCGTGAAGCTCAACAAGAGGTTGTCAACAATTTGCACCCTCATACGGTCACTGAGAGTGGAATCGATCGCTGGGAAGAAACTTACTTCGGATTTACTAAGCCTCAGAGGTCTTTTGAAAATCGAAAAGCTGAATTGATTGAGCGCTATACAGAGCAGATCTCGATGTCCAAAAGCGATGCTATCAAGGTGGCAGAACAGATAACGGGGCAAACCCCTGGGATCGTTTTCAGCGCATTCTTTTCTGGTTGGACACTCGATGATCCCGAACTCTCGGTCTTAGATAAATCAACCGTCCTCGCTGGTGAGAACCAAGCTGAGGATTCAAATTTATATATTGTGGTATTCTCGGATCCTGTGGATTCCGCTTTGCTTAAAAGACTCGACGAAGAGTTGACGGCGATTGAGAAAGCTGGATCACGGCACTCGATTCAAGCGCCGACTGCTTTCTGGATTCTTGATTCCAGTACGTTGGGCTTAGACACGGTTTTGGGGTAGGTATGGCGAAACTTGGTTTTATAAACTTCACGGATCTTTCACTGGTGTTGTGGCGCTCGGCTAGTCACTTTCTGCCAATGCAAAACTACATCCTCGGATATATCAAAGCGGTCTATCAGGCTTTGTTTTCCACTGGGGTGATATCGGGTTGCAAAATTGAAGTTTTATCAGGGCTTACGATTAGGGTCACAGAGGGCCTTGTTTTGTTCCCAAACGGGGAGCTGGCAATTGTTTTACAGCAAGACATCACGTTAAGTGCTGCCGATGCGACTAACCCGAGGGTTGATAGAATTGAGCTTGTTTACTCACTTGAGAACAATGCGACGGTCATCGATACGGTGAACGCCACAAAGCAATTTGACAAAGTTGTCACAGCTACAGTGACCCCGAGTGTGGGGACACCTGCCTCAAGTCCATCAACGCCAGCGGCTAACGCAAGCAACATCTCCCTTGGAACTGTCGCAGTAGCAGCAAACCAGACAAGCCTTGCAAGTACAGACGTCATTCAATCCGAGTCCGTTCGGATTGATTCCAGAAACCCACTTGATCCAAAAGAGATCAGCGTCCCGACAAGCACCACTGGCTTTGAGGCTATTCAAGATCTTGTTGCGAGCAAAGATCGGTTTAAAGAGGTTCGCTTTCACTATTTGCTTAACCGAAAAACCGACACAGCCAGTAGCGGCAAAGTTGTTTCAGGCACAATTTTTTGCATGAAAAATCCTGAGACGGGTGATTGGGATTATTCGGATCAACGAGCTGGCAATGACTCTGTGGATATTGGTGTCACGTTTCAGGTGGATGCGTCCTCTGGGCAGGTTGAATGGGAAGTCGATGCCATCTCTGGCTCGAACCATATTGGTGAATTGATTGTCCGCCCTGAGTATGTGGCGGCGTAAGGAGAGGAATGATGAGACTTTTATTTGTTGCTTTAGCGTTGCTGGTTAGCCTTATCGCTTTTGCGGCCGGAACTGGCGACAACTCTTTTATAGTTGGAAACAACAGTTCCACCGCTGAGAAAAAAATCTATCTTGGTAAGACTAATATAATTAGAGTCCCAGCTAGTGGCGGAAACCTACAATACTCAAATGACTCGGGCTCAACTTATGAAAATATCGGATCAGGTGGTGGCCTTGAGATTTACACTGCAAGAATAACGGGCGCAAGCATCAGCACGGGCAGCTCGGCGCAATCAACGCTGGCTCAGCTTACGAATGCCTCTCTCAGTTTAACCAGGTATATTGGTTCACTTGATATCGCTTGTACAGGCTCGGAGACTCCATCTGACACGACTTGTACTTCTAGCGCTGAATCAGTTGGAGTCTCGTGGACGGCCGACTCTGGTACAATCTGGAAGACATGCGTTCAATTTACAAGGTTCCACGATCAAGCAGCGTCGAGTCAGCCGGTGCAATACTATCGCGTTGTCGAAACTGAGAATACGAGCGCTACAATATTGCAGGACGTTGGTGAGGTAATAGGCACAGGTGGTGCCGTTCCATCCGCTCAAAACAGTTTTTCCCCAATGAGAGTTTGTTCTAACTTTGAGTTTAGTTCTGGTGGAAGAAAGACTGTTCGGCTGATGTACACGCAGACTGTCTCTGGGACCGTAACTACAGCTGTGAACGCTGATGGAACTTATGGCCGAAGCATCTATTGGACTGTTCAGCGATTGAAATAAGGCGAAGTTAAAATGCAGTTGATCACGGAAAAAACAAAGATCGCTCTGCCCATCGGGTTGATAGTCACCTTCCTAGGTGGTGGAACATGGATGACCTCTTCTCATTTGTCCGATAGGGCTGTTGCGCGGACGCTTGGTGATCTTCAATCAAAGGTCTTAGAGATTCAAGTCAAGCAAACAGAACTCCAAGATGCTCAAGCTGGCAGTGCTGTTGAGAACATGAGAGAGCTTAAGTCTCTCCAAAAACAGACTTACGAATTAGTTCTAAACATCGAAAAAAGACTTTCGAAGCTTGAGGGAAAACTGTCCCTCTAAGACTAACCAAACGAAAGGACAACCCAAGTGGAAGAACAAAACAAATATGGAATTGAGAACCTTAAAAAGCTAATGCACTTGCCTTTAAGTCTTCATATGGCTTACGAGGCGGCTAGCGCTGATGGCAAAATCGACATCACCGACGCAGGTCACTTGATGACACCAGTTGGAGCTTTAGTGCCCGCTGTTATGTCAGCAGAAGATGCCGAGCGTGAGTCTCGCGATCTTACCGACGAAGAGAAGCAAGAGTTAATTGACTGGGCAAAAGGCACTTACAAGATTCCGAATGAGAAGCTTGAAGCAAAGGTCGAAGGTGCTTTGGCTCTGGCTATTCAGGTTTTGGATTTTGTTCACGACGTACAAGCTTAATTTAGAGGGCCGCCTTGTCATCTTCGATTTTTCCTCTTAGACACCCACCAAAGACGTTGATCATTGTTTGCTTGGCGGCCCTCACCTTATTTAGTTCATGCGGTCTATTTGATTATTTTGAGAGTTTTGATACTGAAAAATACTATAAAAAATCTTTGAAGTTGAAAGTGGACGGCCAATGGGTTGTCGGTATGGCTGCGGTTCAATCCAAAAGTTCCTATGAACTTGAGTTCAAATCCCCCGGAAAGATTTCGAATATCTCATTGAGGACGTGTTCAGATGATGAGGTCCTCACCCCTGACACTAGTTTTTGGCAGATCTTTAAAGACAAGAAGCGTTTCGAATACACTTACAAAAGAACACCTCTTGATTCTGAGAAGTGTAGTGGGCTGGATATCGGAACCTACGAAAAGGGCACAAAGGCTCGTCATTCTTTTGGTTCGATCTACATTGCCGAAAGTGATGAGGTTATGCCTGCAAGACTTGAATGTGGAAAGTCTATCGTAAAAACAACGGGGATAAGTGTCTGCCAGAATGCGGCTGGGCTGATTCAAAGAATAAATTTCGATCGCAATGTCCATACGCTCACGAACAAACGCTCTGAGTGTTTCCTCAAGTCCAGAGATCAAAAGTCATTTGAAGTTTTTCTCGCGCCAGGTGAGTGCAATTTCTATTTCATCGACAAGTCATCGGGCGAGCTTCATAGGTTCGTTACCTATGGATATACCGAAGTGTTCCAGGAGATTCATCTTGAATAACTTTATTTTGTTTTTTCTAAAGGTCGTCTATCCAGTTACTCGATTTTTGACAGGTGCTTATATTAAACGTGCGAAGTCAGATGAGGACCTGGATAAACTTTTCGAAGTAACTAGAGGGAAGCATGTCAGCCTGACAATGCAACGCCTGGAAGATCGAGAACAAAAAGAGCAGCTTAAGGAGCTTTGGAAAAATGGAATTCAATAACGCTGTAAACATCGTTTTAAAGCACGAAGGCGGCCATGTTAACGATGATAGAGATCCAGGCGGTGAGACTAAGTTTGGAATTTCTAAACGCTCCTATCCTAATGAAGATATCAAAAATTTAACTAAGGCACGGGCTCGCGAGATTTACTTCGACGATTATTGGGTGAAAATGAAGTGCGATGAGATGCCGCCTCAATGTCGTCTTTTGCTTTTCGATGGGGCTGTCAACCACGGCGTTGGATTGATGTCTTTGATTTTGCAGA